CCGCCACTATTTTCACGGCGATAATAAACACCCGGACGAACCTTCTTTTCACCAATGCTGAAAATCCCACTCATGCCTTATTCACCCACTTTCTTATTCCTGAAACGTCCAACGATTTCTTGTGCTTCGGTTTTGGTTGCGCGGTCTTTCTCTGCAAAGCGAAACGCCGCAAGAACAGTATATTCCCGTACATCAGAACCAAATATATCCGGACGCTGTGCAAACTCCTCGGCGGTATAAATATCCTCCGTCGTATCAATCCTTCTCGCCTGTTCGGAGAACTTCGTAAATTCCTCGGCGGTATAAATATCCTCCAATACTGCCGTGTCTTTTACTTTTTCATTCATGGATGCTCCTCCTTAATGCCATCCAACACGATGGATTCCATGCGCATATATGGGTCGCCTGAGCAGCCCATACTGCACGCTGATTCGTAATTGCCCCGTGAGTTCATCTCCCACTGCGTCGCCCTTGATCTGCTGAATGAACATGGGCGAACCGTCGAGCATCGTGATTTCCCCCGCAAGAGCAAGCGATTGACTGAGCTGTTCCAGCCACGCGATGCGGTCATGTAGAGACGGGGCAAAGAGATGAACGACAATCTCGGCATTCATCCACACAACGGTGTTTGTCTCCCGATCTATGGATGCCGCTCCTTTGCTGAAGTAGATTGCCGGTCGCCCTCGTGTCGGCTCAAAAATACCACGCAGAAACGCTCTGCCGATAACAACAAATTGACCGCACCATTCCTCTGTATAGCGACATATTGCAATGACCGGATCAGGGTCGCATGTTTCAAGAAGCGGGTACTCGTAAATCTCGAAATTCACTGTCATACCGACAATCAGCGGTTCACGGTCACCAACCGTTTCCTTGAACACCTGCGTCTCTTTCCACTTTGCCGAAAACGTCTCTCCGACATCCGGCGTAAAGAACACCCCTGCAAGAGCATCACGCACGAGCGGCTCAATCTCCTCGGGGGGTGTACCCGTCGTACTGCACGCAATATCCACGAACATGACTTTGCGGCGATCTCGCGCAGGGTCTGCAAAAGTGTCTGCCGAGAACACAATACGCGGGTACTGCGCATCTCCCCACATCTCGTCTTTATCATCCGGTGCTTCTTGAAAAAAGATTGCCGGCATACCGGCAAATGTGGCGAGCTTTTCAGAAAGCGCTGTGCTCTCTACGAGGCGCTTCCGTACAAGGGCTTCAATCGTAGCCATTTGTCATCTCTACCTTTTCGACAGATGCCAAATCTCGGCTGTGTGCAATCGCCCATTCGCCGTTTTGAATTTCTTGCGCACGAACTGTGAAGTACCATGTTGCGCGGTGAATTTTCGGCAAATAGACGATTTGCGCCTTTTCAGCGCAAACATAAACGACAATTCCGTTTATATGCTCTTTCCATGTGCGATGACGCGCCCGCACAAAGTCTCCTACGCCAATCTTCTCAAGATCAAAGAGAGGAGCTTCCTTTGTGATAACAAGCGCCATTTATCTCACCTCGCCGAATATGCCGACAATCTCAGGCGTGGCATGGTTGATGATTCTCTGCCGAAAGGGACGCGCCTTCATGCGTGCCGTACCGCTTTCAAGTGCAGCGGCGTACGGCATATCGCTCTTGATACGGCACGTAATCCTCACGCCTTTGCCGGTGCTCTGGGAAAGAACAAATCTGCGCCAATTACGACGCAAATTTCCGGTGTCCGGTGCGGGGGGTGCGCCGGGGATAGATGCGGTGTGTATGCCTTTTGCGCCGCGTTTGTAGACACGTCCCGCACCGTTCTTCCCGAGCACATCATAAGCTGAATTCTGCATGGCATTAGTCGCTCGAAAAGCACGGGCACACGCTTGTGTATTTACATTCTGTACTTCGTCATGAACCTCAGCTTCTACGGAACGGATTACCTGATTTACGCTACTCAATACGATCACTCCTTTCTTCAACGTAATAAATCGTAAAAATACCGAGGATAGAGGCGTCATCCACGCCGCGTACATAAAAATAACGATTGTTATGGACAAGCCTGTCTCCCGGCTTCGCTGCGGGTTCGCCGTAATGCTGCACAATGGTATGCGTCACAGGGTGCTGCAACGCTTTCCACCGTACGATCTCCGAGGTCTTAGCATCCGAAAGGACACCACGCACGACATTGAACGTCGGCATGAATACAGCTTGCGGTCTGCCGCTCTCTGCGGTTTTCATCTGTTTGCGTTCCACCTTGAATTGGTGAAACAAGCTGCCCGGTCTTAGGTACAAGGAAATCACCCCCTGCCCTGATGGTTGTCATGCATACCCTCGTAGAAATATGGAGGACGGTGCTTCGTTCCCGGCATCTCAGGCAGAGAACCGACTACCGATAGTTCCTTTTTCAGTTCCTCATAGAGCGTTTTCCACTGCGCGTATCGCTGACTAAGCGACCACTGGACGGGACCAGACTTTGTATCAACCTCGGGAGCGAAACGGTAGAGTACGCTCTTTATCAGCTCAAACTTTGCACGTCGCCACGCGTGTGGGAATGCCGTAATGACCGCCATGATTTCCTCATCTGTGAGGAGTGCTGTTTTATCCGGCTCCTCCACAAGCACATCGCCAAGTTCAAACCGCATCTGGTTGATGCCGCCATCCGCAATCTGTGCGCCGTCATATGTAAATGATCTCGACATGACTACTCAGCCTTGCGTCGGCCACGCTGCTTTGGCTGCTCCTCGTCCTTATCCTCATCGGGCTCTGTGTTGCCACCGTTCATCTGCTGTCCCTCGGAACTGTCTCCTACAGTATCTCTTACAGATTCGTTGAGCCGGTTGGCGATTTCCTCAAAGCCAACGGTGATAATCCCCATCTGATGTAGGGCCTCAGCCCTTTCGGGAAGAACCTTCTCCTGTGGGATCGAATCCCCGATTTTATAGTCCATGCCGCCGAAGCGGCACGGTTTCAACGCAATAAAAACCATGATGGAGAACCTCCCGTTAATCGACGCAGTTCTTGAGGAATACTGCGAGGTCGTCGCTCGTCTTCTTCATATCCGTTGCAATCAGCCCTTCGATGAACTCCGTGTGATCCGCAGGCGCTCCCTCAAACTGACTGGTCGCGATGTACTGCCCGTTGCCGAGCATATCCCACGCGAAGATGTAGCCCGCTGACGGCTCATCAATCTGAGGCGTATCCGTCGTGTAGCAAAGAAGCGCCGCCTTGCTGTCGCAGATGTACTGCATCTTCTCGTCCATACCTGCCTCTGCTGCGTTATAGGTGGAATCGAGAACAACGACCTGCTGCACGCCAAAGAGCTGCGCAAGTACCTGCTCCGTTACAACGGCGGGATTTGCCGTTGTTCCCGTGTACTTGATGCGTTCCATGATGAAGTGGTTGCTCTTGAGCTTTGCGAACACGTCCACACCGAGTGCGAGCTTATTCGGCCTCCTGCGACCAACGCGGCGAATCTCATTGATAAGCCCATCAAACAGCGTCACAGGGTCACAGTTGCTGTCGTCGAACTTGAGGAACTTCTTTTGCGAGGCATTTGCCGCAGCCGCGCCTTCCCACTCGTTTCGCCAGACGCCCGCCTTAAAGAAGTTCTTCGCAAACAGGAGATCCTGATGCAGATTCATCTGCTCTGCGACAAACTTCACCTTTGCACGGCGCGGGTCTGCCGCTCCCGGCGCAGCCGAGTGCGTATAATCGAGTGCCGAAATCTTGTCGATACCAACAAGGACCTGATCGACCTTGCACGCATACGTCTTATCTGTCAGTCCCATGACGGCAGGTGCGACATGACCGAACGCTGGTTTTCTCTGCACATTGTCGCGTGCGAGATCGCCCTTGCTGAACTCGTAGTAATAGCTGGACGAAAGCCCTACAGGGCACACCGGGAACAGCGATCGCGCCGCATACTCCCCTTTCTGGAAGTACGCCATACTCATATTCGAGAGATAGGCGTTCGGCTTCCACGTCCCCGCTGCCTTTTTGATCTCAATATCTTTTACAGAAAGTGCCATTTCAAATCCTCCCTTGTTAGGACTTCATAAATCCCGACTTCGTGATCTGTACCTTCACTGTCTGCCCCTTTGTGGAGCAGTCCTCAAGTGCGAACCCGAGAATGAACTTCCCTGCCGCTGCTTTGATTGCAAGCCCCTCTGCATCAGAGGTGAGCGGATCGCCCGCCGCAAACGCAGCACCGCCCTTCCACACGCCGATGTCCTTGACCTGCACGTTTACGTCAGCACCTACCGCAAGTGCGGCAGGCGTCTCCGCAATCGTGAGCCCCACCGGAACGAGCG